ATGGAGACTATCGTGAACAGATACGCCGTTAAGAAATTCATGTTGGGAGAAGAAGCGCACGAGGACGGGGGCCGTCACATCCATGCGTACTTTGAATTTTCCGGAAAGCTCAACCTAAAATCCCCAGATTGCTTTGACGTAAACACTGGGGAAGACCAGTACCATCCGAACATCAAGACCGTGTCTCGAGGTCGGGCTAATATCGAGAAAGTGCTCGATTACATTCAGAAGGAAGACCCTGTTGTTTTAACCAACATCAATCCAGCCCTTACCTGGGCAGAAATCAAGGATCAAGCGAGAGACGCAGACGAATACCTTAGCATGGTGGAAAAACATTACCCTAGAGACGCAGCTCTGGCGTGGGATAGGCTAAAGAGCTATGCCGAGCAAAGGTATAACAACGAAGACCCTAACACCCTAGAAGATTTTGAAGCTCATGAGGGTTGGGTATGTCCTGACGAATTACTAAACCTAGAGACGGACGCCCTAAAGAGCCTAGTGATTATTGGCCCTGCGGGCTGTGGAAAGACCACATGGGCGAAGACCTTCGCAAAGAAGCCGATCTTATTTATCAGCCATATGGACGGACTCAGAAAGCTATCGAAGAAGCACAAGTCGATCATATTCGACGATATGGACTTCAAGCATTATCCACTCCAGGCACAGAAGCACCTCCTGGACCAAGAAAACCCGCGCGAAATACATATACGATACCGCACCGCCGTTATTCCTGCCGGGATGCAGAAGATTTTCACCGCGAACAGCTATCCTTTCTACGAAGAGAAAGAAGACGAACACATGAAAGCAATACTCCGTAGAATGCAAAAGATTGAAATTTATTGATTAATAAAACTATGGAAGTACATTAATTGTGGACTCATTATTAGGCTCATACTTGAGCGCATACGTATACTCCGTATTAAAAGTTAGTGTACCCGCAGGTTGCGAGGTACCATTCCAAAGCGAAAACCCCTGTATAAGATAAGCACATGAAATACCCTTGAGATAACCCATCTCTGTAAGCCGACGGGTAGTTACTCTTTTAGGAACAGAGTATCTCTTATGCAACTGGACATGCGTGGATGCACCTGGCACCATAAGGATTTTCTCCTTCTTAACGACTTTCCAGTACCGTGAACCAAGAGAAGAATTCCACGGAGTCCAGCCGCGCTCCGAAGGAAGCATAGTTGTTCCTGAACGAGCTACACCAGTGCCGGCATCGGATACTGGGATAACACCAGCAACGGTGTTCTCCTGGGCCTGTATAGTGTTATAGAACGCTTGCAGTTCTACATTGGCAACAGATTGAGGACAGTCCCGTATACAAACCAGGGTATATACATCCAAATCACAATGTGCTGTATTGGAGGAGGGGGCCAGTATAGACAACTCCATAGTCATAGTCTGAAGCAAGAAATGACCAACGTTACCACGTAGCGAGGCATTATTAGCAAAAAGCGCGTTAGAAGCGTCAAGCAATGAAGTTTGAGCTGGACCAGCTCCTGCAGCAGTTGTGTGACCAAGCATGAAACCCTTAGCAACCGCTGCATTAATGAGCCAGGCAACGGACCCGACGTTAGCCTTGACGAATTGATAGGTTCCAAGTCGAGGGGCCATGACTTTACGAACAGCACGAGAAAACCGCTTCTTCCGAAAACGACGTGCCCTACCGCGACGCCCGAGTCTACCCCTGGGACGTTTGCGATAGTACTCTTGAGTATCTCTTTGACTAGTCAGAGGAACAGTATCTCTAACTCCTGACGGAAGAGTCTCACGAGAGTTGACACTATTCGCCTCAGTATTTGCATAACTGCGATAAGCTTTGTACCCCAACCTAGCAACAGCCGCAAGATTACGGATAGTGCTAGGACGAGGACGAAGGACCATGGGATGAGAACTACGTCTTTGCATTGACATAATGTCATACGAAAAAAGTGTGGGAAAAGTCATCTATTTATAGACTTTGTGTAACGTATCACGTGTGTGACATGTGACGTAGTACGAGCAGGATGCGCGCAAGGTGAAGGATTGCGCATTGTGTCTCACAAAAGATAACAGTGTCTATATAACCGGGACACCGAAGACACCGATAAACGTAGTAAAATTTTAATTTACGTTTATCGTTATGAAAGCATTCCGGTTCGCCGCTCAGAAAGTATTCCTTACTTACGCTCAGTGTGGAGAGATGACAAAGGAAGATGTCATGGAGACTATCGTGAACAGATACGCCGTTAAGAAATTCATGTTGGGAGAAGAAGCGCACGAGGACGGGGGCCGTCACATCCATGCGTACTTTGAATTTTCCGGAAAGCTCAACCTAAAAT